AGCTGTTCCACTTAAACGAACTATCAGCTAACGCTCAGAAGAAAGCTAAAAAGAAAAAGTAATGGCTAAAGCAAAAGACTCAAGACTAGCTAAAGCAGGCGTCAGTGGTTATAACAAACCAAAACGGACTCCTTCTCATCCTACAAAGTCTCACGTTGTCGTAGCTAAAGAAGGTGACAAGGTTAAGACCATTCGATTTGGGCAACCTGGTGTAAAGACTAACCAGACGGTAGGTCAACGAAAAGCGTTTGAGAGTCGTCACGCTAAGAATATAGCGAAAGGTAAAATGTCTGGTGCTTACTGGTCAGCAAAAACTAAATGGGCACCTTCTAAAACTATGTCACCTTCAACTAAGTGGAAGAAAGGGAGCTAATTATGCCAAACGTCAAGGGTAAAAAATACGCATACACAACAGCTGGAAAAGCTAAAGCTAAAACAGCTGCTAAGAAACCAAGAACCAAGAGCAAGCCTAAGCCAAAATCAAGATCTTATTAAAATTAAATCTGTCCAATTGGAGAAACAGAAATGACGAAAGAAGAAGAAGTAGTTTTTAACAACTTGTTTGAGATGTTTAACACAGAAGGCTGGCAACAGCTCGTGAGAGACTTTACAGACAGTGGAAACAATATAAACGTAGCAGAGCTTGTTAAAGACGAGAAAGACCTTCTCTTCAAGAAAGGGCAGCTTAATGTTATAGCTCAAGTAGTTAACCTTAAAGAGATAACGACTACTACCTATGACGGAATCATTGCAGACGAATTAGAAACTGACAATGAGAATACTTAATGACTTTAAATGCGCGAATGGACACGTTAGCGAGCTTTACAGAGAATCTCTTTGTAAGGCGGTTGATTGTCCTATCTGCGGATTAGAAGCGGTACGTTTGATACCGGCAGTAAGAACCTATCTAGACCCCATCTCTGGTGACTTTCCAGGCGCTACCATGAAGTGGGCAAAGAATAGACAGGAGCAAATCAAGCAAGAGCGTAAGGATAGCGGAGAAAGCTAATAAGCAAATCCGTCCTTTTAAAATTCCTCCACAATACGATAAGTACGGAGTTTAATAATGGCAACATTAATTGACGAGCCAGTAATAGAGACAAATGAAAACATCACAGACCTGTCTAAAGAGACGCAGGAAACTGCTAAATCTCTAGAGACCCAAGAAGCACAGGTTGACGAACTTCCTGAGAAGTATCAAGGAAAGAGTCAAGCAGAAATCGTTAGAATGCACCAGGAAGCTGAAAAGCTAATTGGTAAGCAGTCTGGTGAGGTTGGCGAGCTTCGTAGAGTTGTAGATGATTTTATTCTCCAGAGCAAGTCACCAACACAAGCGCAGGAACCAGCTAAAGAAATTGACTTCTTTGAGAATCCCAAAGACGCAGTTAACCAAGCGGTACAGAATCATCCAGACGTAGTAGAAGCGCGTAATGCTGCACAGAGCTTTAAAAAGCAAACAGCTATCGCTCAACTTCAAACACGCCACCCCGACATGGCAGATATCTTAACAGACACTAAGTTTCAAGAGTGGGTTAAGGGATCTAAAGTGAGACAGGAGATGCTTCGCCAAGCAGACATAGCAATGGACTACGAAATTGCTGACGAGATATTCACTAGTTGGAAAGAACGTCAGAACCTAGTTAAACAAACAGTCCGAAGTGAAACTGCAAGCCGTAAGAAAACTGTCAACCAAGCCTCCACAGGGAGTGCTAATGGTAGTGCGGAACAATCAAATAAGAAAGTCTATCGAAGAGCTGACATTATTAAACTAATGCAAACCGACCCAGACAGATACGAAGCCTTGCAACCAGAACTTATGCAGGCCTACTCAGATGGGAGGGTTCGATAACTAACTATATTGGAGTTTTAAAATGACTGATTCAACTTATCCCGCAACAGGTGGCTTTACAGGCACTACAGAAGCCGCCAGCTTTATTCCAGAGATCTGGAGTGATGAGATTATAGCAGCCTATAAGAGCAATCTTGTACAAGCTAACCTTGTTAAGAAAATGTCTATGGTAGGAAAGAAAGGCGATACAATTTATATCCCTACTCCTACTCGTGGCGATGCTCACGCTAAGACACAGAACGGTGCTGTAACTGTACAAGGAAATGCCGAAGCAACTACTACAGTTCTTGTAGACAAGCACTATGAATACTCTAAATTGATTGAAGACCTTGCTGATATTCAAGCTCTTTCATCTATGCGTCAGTTCTACACTAGCGACGCAGGCTATGCTTTAGGTAAGCAAGTTGATAGCGACTTGTTCCAGCTAGGGCTAGACTTTGGAGACAGCAACGGAGCTGATTGGGTTCACTCTAACAGCTACTTCGTTGACGCTTCTAACGGTCTCTCAGCTTACGCTATTGACACTGTTGTTGCTGCAGACGTTGTAACCGACGCAGCTTTCAGAGGCTTGATTAAGCTAATGGACGACCAAGACGTGCCTATGGATAACCGATCATGGACTATCCCACCTTCAGTACGACAAACCCTAATGGGCATTGACCGATATGTAAGCTCCGACTTCGTATCTGGACAACCTGTCTCTAACGGGCTAATCGGTAACTTGTACGGTGTAGACATCTATGTATCGTCTAATGTGCCTATAATCGAAACTGCTTCTGATAACTCAGCTGGCGGTGCTGTTCGTGGTTCTATCTTCCAACATAAAGATACCAGTGTACTTGTAGAGCAAAGCGGCATTAGATCGCAAACTCAGTACAAGCAAGAATGGTTAGGTGACCTGTTCACCGCTGATACCATCTACGGTGTTAAGAATGTTCGCCCTGAAAGCGGCTTCGTTCTCGCTGTAAATACGTAAGACCTAAGAGCTAGGGAGTCTTCACAGGCTCCCTAGCCTTTTTATTCATGCTTATTTAATGTAGGTATCAATAAAAACCCCTTTCCTCTCTTCAGGTGTAATATGTCCTCATATTCTAAAACGGTAGACTTTGCCGCTAAAGACTCTCTCCCGTCTGGGAACGCTTCTAAAGTTGTAAGTGGTACAGAGCTTAATACCGAATTCTCTAACATTGAAACTGCAGTAAACTCTAAAGCTAACACAGCTTCGCCAACCTTTACAGGCACTGCTACAATCCCCGCTGTAGACATTAACGCAGGTAATATAGACGGCACAGCTATAGGAGCTAGTTCGGCTTCTACAGCCTTATTTACTACTGTAGATGCTACAGGGGTTATTTCAGGATCTACTATTGAGGCTGATGGGGACACCTCTGCAGGCGACAACGCTGCAATGGGCTACACAGCCGCAGAAGGCTTAATCCTAACTGGTCAAGGCTCTACTAACGATGTTACTATTAAGAATGACGCTGACGCTGATGTTCTAAAGATTCCTACTGGGACTACTAATGTTAATGTTGTAGGCGCTGTTGGAGCAGGGACATTAACGGCTGGTTCAGGATCTATTACAGACTCTTCAGGGGCTATTAGCTTTGGTAATGAAAACCTAAGCACTTCAGGTACGTTGGGCGCTGGAGCCATTACAGGAACTTCGCTTGTCATAGGAAGCGCAACGGTCAATGAGGCGGCCCTTGAGATACTAGACGGCGCTACAATTACCACAGCAGAGCTAAACATCTTAGATGGTGTTACCTCTACAGCGGCTGAGATAAACATCTTAGACGGCGTTACAGCGACGGCCTCAGAGCTTAATGCTTTAGACGGCATTACAGCTACCGTGGCTGAACTTAACATTCTAGACGGAGTAACCGCTACAGCGACTGAGCTGAACTTAATAGACGGTGTGACGTCTACAACTGATGAACTAAACATCCTTGATGGTGTAACGTCTACAACTGCAGAACTAAACATCTTAGACGGCGTAACGTCTACAGCTGCAGAACTAAACATCCTCGATGGTGTTACTTCTACAGCGACTGAGCTGAACTTATTAGACGGCGTTACTTCCACAACTGCAGAGCTAAACTTATTAGACGGTGTTACTTCTACAACCGCAGAGCTTAATTACACAGACGGCGTGACCAGTGCTATACAGACTCAGCTTAACACTAAGGCTCCCCTGGCTGATCCTAACTTTACAGGAACTCTAGAAGTAGGTACTTTAGACGCCGCTTCAGGCTCAATTACCGACTCCTCTGGGGCTATATCATTCGGTAATGAGAATCTGAGTACTACAGGCACTTTAGACGCTGGATCACTACAAACAGCAACCGCTGGAACCTCTAATTTCCGCGCAGGAGTCAACGCAGGTAATAGCATTGCCAGCGGCGGTACTTATAATACTGTGGTGGGGGATGAGGCGGGAACTGCGATTAGTACTGGCGATAGGAACGTAGCAGTAGGTTATGACGCAGGTAAAGAAATAACCACCGCCGCAAGTAATACTTTGGTGGGCGCGCATTCCGGCGATGCATTAAACACAGGAAACAATAACGTTGCTCTGGGCTATGCTACTTTAAGTGCTGACACTAAAGGCGATAGAAACGTAGCCGTTGGCTCGCTCGCCCTACAAAATCAAAACTTTACTTCAACTGAGGATAGTTACAATATAGCGGTAGGGTATGGCGCAGGGAATGCTATCACTACAGGCACAAATAATACTTTGGTAGGGGGTCTTGCAGGTGATGTTCTTACTACAGGAAACAGCAACGTTGCTGTGGGTCTTCATACTTTAGGTACTGACACTAACGGCGATAGAAACGTAGCCGTTGGCGTACTCGCCCTACAAAATCAAAACTTTACTTCAAGTACCGATAGTTATAACGTCGGGGTAGGGTATAACGCAGGGAATGATCTCACCACAGGCCTTAACAATACCCTTGTTGGCGGCCTCGCAGGCGATGCTCTTACAGACGCTGATTCTAATGTTGCCGTAGGTTATGGTACTTTAAGTTCTGACACTTTAGGGAGCAGAAGCGTAGCTATAGGGAGGAGTGCTTTAGCAGCTCAAAACCTCACTTCTGCTACCAATGTTTATAACACTGCAATGGGTTATAACGCAGGAACTGCAGTCTCGACAGGCCTTCATAATACCCTTGTTGGTGGCCGTACAGCTGATGCACTTACCACGGGAAGTTTTAATGTCATTTTTGGAGGCCTAAGCGATTCCACGGCTGTCGATTCTGAAAAAGCGCAAGGCTTTGGCTATAATGTTTCATGTGCAGCAGGTTATACAACAATAGGTAGTGGTGCTGATGACATTAGAGCGGCACATGGCAATGTTACATGGGCAACAGTCTCTGATGAACGCTACAAGAAAGACATTGTAGATTCTACAGCAGGTTTAAGCTTTATTAATGCTTTGCAGCCTCGCACTTGGCAGTACAAAACCCTTGGCGAACTGCCTGAAACCTTTAACGCCTATGAAGCCGACTCGACCAAGGTCTTTAAAAACTCGGATACGAACCACGGGTTTATAGCTCAAGAAGTCAAAGCGGCTATAGATGCTGACAGTAGCATTAAAGATGGCTTTAGACTTTGGGACGATAGAGATGATGGCTCTCAGGAAGTAGCAGAGGCCGCATTAATACCTGTACTAACCAAAGCAATTCAAGAGCTATCTGCACAAGTAGAAGCATTAACCGCAAGAATAGAAACCTTAGAAGGGTAACTGATTATGAATAAAGATTATGAAGAAGCTCTAGCGGAAGAAGAAGAAGCTCTAGCGGAAGAAGAAGAAGCTGTAGTGGAAGAAGAAGAAGCTGTAGTGGAAGAAGAAGCTCTAGCGGAAGAAGAAGCTGTAGTGGAACTCACAATAAAAGAACGTACAGAAGAAGAAAAAGCAGAAATGTATTCAGCCATGCTGGGCAGTGTTAGCGTTATTACAAGTGCCCTAGATGGTGACAATGATTTCTGTTCTGAGATGACAGTTGAAGAAGTTAAAGAACGTGTTATGAGAAGTTCAGGATACCTATCAAGTGGCGTAGCACTGGATGATTGGGGTAGTGAAGATATGTCCACCATCATTGCCGCTATTACAGAAGCAGAAGGCGCATGAGTACAATAAACCTGCCGCTATGGAGCGTACCACTTGGAGTGGCTTTTGTAACGCTGGCGGTCTCATGGGGTGTGCTGCAGGCTAATACCAGCTTTGCCTCTGAGGAACGTGACCGTATCGCTACCATTGCCAATGAAGCAGCAAGGAAAGCACAGGATAATGGACAAGCGCAAGCAGTAACTGAAGCGAAGGTTCAGGCAATTGTGGAAAGCCTAGCGCGCCAAGAAAAGATTCAAGAGCAGACAAACGAGCAGATCCAGGCGCTCGTGACTACATTGTTGGCGCAGCAGAATTAAGACGCTAAAGTTAATTTCTAAGAAGATTAATAAATGAATATACTGCCCTTCCTCGGCCCCGTTATAGACCGTCTTACAGGCCTCATCCCCGATCCTGAAGCTCGTGCAAAGGCTAGAGAGGCTATAGAACAAGACTTAGTAACAGCAGCTAACGCAGCCCTACAAGGGCAACTTGAGATTAATAAAGTAGAGGCAGCTCACAAGAGCCTCTTTGTAGCTGGTTGGAGACCCTTTATAGGCTGGGCCTGTGGTGTTGGCCTAGCTTGGGCATTCGTTGTAGCGCCTTTGCTGGCTTCTACATTAGCGGCTTTTGGAGTCTCTGCAGAATTACCTGCAATAGAGACAGAGAATTTAATGGAACTTGTTATGGGTATGTTAGGATTAGCAGGGCTACGTACCTTTGAGAAGTTTAAAGACGTATCGAGAGAACAATAATGGCTTTTGATATAGAAGCTTTCCAAGCTCTTAATGCCCAGACTGCGGCAGCTCTGTTTGATGCGTTACCTGCTGACCCTACCGCAGTCCTAACGCCCGCTCCCGTAGCAAACAATTACTACACTTCAGACGAGTACAACGCACAAATAACAGCAGCGTTACAGGCCCGTGAAGCGGAAGGTAAGGCTCCTTTACTAGATCTAGGCTTAGGAGATGGTTCAGCTCTTGCTAACGGCCTAGGCTACGGAGACGTCTCTACAGTTGGGGATGGTTTTGGTATAACAGCTCCAGAGCCTATAGAGCTTCTCACGCAAGAAGAAGCAGCAGCGTTGCACTTATCAGACGAAGACTTCAAAGATAAGATGCTGGAAGAGGCTGTCACAGCGCGTGGTGTTCTGTATGATCAAGTCAATAATGACCCTTCTTCTCTAGAGGGAATGAGCTTATCTCAACAGCTCACCTTCCTTTATGAGAGCAATCAAAGAAACGGAGGCTCTGAAGCTGCATACTTAACAGCCGCTAATGAGATAGTGGATGCCTTGGGAGCTCCTAGAGAACGCATTACTGACATCTCGGCAAGGAATTCGGATGTTTCCCATATTAGGACTGATGAGCTAAGCCTGCTCCCTAACGAGTCAGGTCAAATAGGTGTTTATGGGACTACTAATGATACTATAACACATCCTACAAACACAGGCGGTGTGTTTGATACATTAATGAGAGTGGCTTCGTTTATACCCAGCCCTTTCCAACCCTTTGCACAGGGCTATGTAGCCATTACAGGTGTTTCTGACGGCGACGTAACTCTATCAGACGCTTTAGCCTTAGCTGGCGTAGCTAATTTCAATCCATTAGCAGGCTTAGATAACCCCTTAGAAGGCTTCACAGACGGTGTAAACTCTGCCCTCGGTATTGATGCAGAGAGTGCCTTTGCCCTAACAGACGATGTTTTACTTAATTTAGCCGAAGGAGACTTAAAAGGAGCTGCTTTATCCTATGCCGACGCTGATATGCTTCCTGACCTAGACGGTGATAGCGCTATAGGAGATATCCTAGCTTCCTTCGATGATAATGTACTGCAGCCTGTAAGAGCTGCCCTAGGCCCAGTAGGAGACGCTATAGGGGCCGTAGGAAGCGCTATAGACGATGGGATTACTCAGAGGGTTATAGGAGGCGTTAAAGCCGCTGCAGAGCCTCTCACGACCCTTGTGACGGGCTTTGGCGACTCAGCTCAAGAGAACATCTTAGATCCTTTGTCAGCCTTTGCAAGCACAGTAGACGATGAAGGCACTCAGAGAGTTATAGGAGGCGTTAAAGCCGCTGGTGATGTTCTAGCTGACGTTGGAGAACCCATTAAAGAAGCTATTATAACTGGTGGTGACGTTCTAGCTGAGATTGGAGAACCTATTAAAGAAGCTATTATAACTGGTGGTGACGCTCTAGCCGATGTTGGAGAACCCATTATAGGAGCTGTAGGAGATGGTTTAGCTGCTGCTGACGACCTTATTAGCGAAGCGCTTCCGTCCTTTAACCTAGACTTTTCACAGATAGCAGGACTATTCGATATGCCTCAAGTGTCGTCTACGACTGCCCCAACAAGAACAACTGACAATCTCTTCGGAGACTTGTTTAAGTATACAACAGAGATAACTAGAGCATGACACACCTCCAAGTAATTAATCAAGTACTACGTAGACTTCGAGAGACTGAAGTCACTGCAGTAGGAGAGTCAGACTACTCCACTTTAGTAAGCGATTTAGTTAACGACGCTAAGAAGTTTGTAGAGCAGAGTCACGATTGGACAGGGCTACGTCAGACCATTACAGTATCTACGACAGCCTCAGACTATCAGTATGTTTTACAAGGCTCAGGAGTAGACTTTAAACTCCTCAATGCCATTAATCAGACTTCAAACACTCTGATGCACTACCGTCCTGCTACTTACTTTGATAGAATGTATATGACGTCTTCTTCTGAGGGAGTCCCTATTGACTTTACATACAGAGGCGCAGACAGTTCACAAAACACTAACATAGAAATCTACCCTTCTCCAGACGGCGTTTATTCTCTAGAGTTTAAAGCAGTAGTACGCACAGCTGATTACTCAGATGGAACTGAAGTGTTTGTAGTACCGACACAGCCCATCATCTACATGGCGTTGGCACTATCAGCGCGTGAGAGAGGCGAACAAGGCGGTACAAGCGCTGCGGAGCTTCTAGCCTTAGCAGACACTTATTTAGCTGACGCTATTGCTTTAGACGCTTCTAAGTATGTTGATGAGTTTGTCTGGAAGACTGTTTAATGGCTAGTCAGTTACAGAACATAACGATAGCTGCTCCAGCCTTTAGTGGTCTGAATACACAGGACAGCCCTTTAGGACTAGACAGTTCGTGGGCCTCCGTAGCTGATCATTGTGTTATAGATCGTTACGGACGCATAGGGGCTAGGAAGGGAATAGATATAGTAACTACTTCAGCGACTCCGCTAGGCTCTAGCGCTGGCATTATCAGCATGTTTGAGTTTACAGAGACCGACGGAACAACTACGGTATTCTCTACAGGAAACAATAAGATATTCAGTGGGACTACGTCGCTTACTGATGAGACTCCTGGTAGTTACACAGTTAACGCAGACAATTGGAAGATAGTGTCTTTAGCTAATAAGTGCTATTTCTTCCAAGCTGGTCAAGAGCCTCTAGTGTACAGCACAGCTTCAGGAGACGTTGAAGCTATGACAGGTGTTTCTGGCTACGCCGGAACTGTAAAGCAAGGCAATGAAGTTTTAGCTGCTTTTGGTCGTCTCTGGGTTGCAGACATTGCAGGCGATAAGCAGAAGATATACTGGAGTGATTTATTAGACGGTTTAACATGGTCTGGTGGTTCTTCAGGCTCTATAGATCTCTCTAACCATTGGCCTAAAGGCTATGATGAGATAGTGTCTATAGCGGCTCACAACAACTTTCTTATAGTGTTTGGTAAAGAGTCTATATTAATGTATAGCGGAGCAGGGAGTCCCGCGAGTATGGTACTATCTGACACTACAGACTCTGTAGGCTGCTCAGCTAGAGACTCTGTACACGCTGTTGGCCCAGACCTCTTATTCCTCTCAGCAGGAGGACTACGAAGTCTTGGTAGAACTATTCAAGAGAATAGCCTGCCTATGACTGATGTATCTAAGAATATCCGTAACGACCTTATAACAGCTATGTCAATACAGACTAGCCCTATAAAAGCTGTTTACAGTCCTGAGAATGCTTTCTACTTACTGACTCTCTCTGACACTGAGCAAGTGTATTGCTTTGATGTTAGAGGCTTACTAGATAATCAAAGCTATAGAGTGACAAAGTGGCCTACGACAGAAATAGAGAGTTTTCTACGTGCTAAAGATGGTACGCTCTACTTAGGTGTAGAGAATGGCGTAGCTAAGTATAATGGTTATGACGATGAAGGAGCTTTATATCTCCTCCGTTACTTTAGTCATCCTCTAGCGTTTGATGCGCCTGCTAATTTAAAGTTTGTTAAGAAAGTACAGGCCACTATCATGGGAGGAAACGCTGTAACAGGATCTATTAAATGGTCGTATGACTATAAAGAAGATTATTTAACTAGACCCTTTGTGCTGTCTACAGACGTTGTAGCTGAATATGGTGTTGCAGAGTACGGTGTTTCTGAATACTCTATTGGAGTAGTTACAACAAGAAGAGCAATTAA